TACTGCTCTAGCAGGTATGCCTGACTGGTATCAATATAGTTTAGGAGCAATCGTTGCTGCTTCTCTAGGAACAAAAGGGCTAGCTAAATTTTTTGGCCCACAAAAAAGGAAATGATATGTCTTATATGGGATTTACTAATATAGATGAAGATACTAAGCTAAATACAAAAGAAATAATACGTCTTGCTACAATGCAGGGACATAAATATAAACTATTATCAGGTGGTAAAGTTAGAATTTTTGATATTACTCCTAGTGACGGTAAAACTTTTAGTGACGGTGTTAGAGCAGGAACATTAGGAGGATGGTTTGGTTATGCTAAAGGCGGCACTAACGTAACTAAAGACTTTCGTAAAACAGGAATGTTTTATAAATAGTGAAACACGGCAAGTTTATGCTTGACTACATGGGGGAGTTTCCTGTAAAATTACTCAGGTTTAAAAATAATTATTTAGGGGAAAGGCGTATGCCCCTTGACAGATTATCAAATAAAAGGAAAAATAAAAATGGCATTTTCATTATCGACCCGCTCTCTGAAGAAATTAGAAGGAGTAAATCCCGGGCTAGTAGCAGTAGTTAAGTCAGCAATCGAAAAAACTGAAGTTGATTTTGGTGTAATATATGGTGTTAGAACTTTAGATGAGCAGAAAGAACTGTATGCAGCAGGGAAATCTCAGACTATGAACTCAAAGCACTTATTACAGATGGATGATGATGCTACATCACACGCTGTAGACCTTATGGCGTATGTAAATGGGGATGCGTCTTGGGAATTAAATTTGTATGATAACATTGCTGATGCTATGAAGGCAGGTGCAGAAGAAGAAGGTGTCCCCTTAAGATGGGGAGCAGCATGGCATATTCCCGACATTCGTGTATGGGATGGCACTATGGAAGAAGCCATGATGGATTATATTGATTTACGAAGAGGTCAGGGTAGAAGACCCTTCATAGATGGTCCCCATTTTGAAATTGGGACAGCACATTAAAAGGAGAAAATAATGCCAAAAGGACCGGGAACTTATGGGTCAAAAGTAGGAAGACCCCCTAAAAAAATGATGGGTGGTGGAATGACTGCTGCTGCTAAGAAAAAAATGATGATGAAAGCATCTAAAGGCAAGATGACTGCCAGAAAGAAATAATGGCAGGTCGAAACTATAGAAAAGAGTATGATAACTACCACAGTAGACCTCGACAAATAAAGAGGCGAACTAGTAGGAATGCAGCTCGTGCTATAATGGCAAAAAGAGGAGTGGTTACTAAGGGGGATGGCAAAGACGTACACCATACCTCTGGTAATCCCATGAATAATAAAAAGTTGTCTGTAAAAGCAAAGAGTAAAAATCGTTCTTTTGCAAGAACAAAGACAGCAGGAAAGAAGAATCCACGTGCCTAAACAATTAACAGAATTACAAGAAAAGTTTTTAGATGCTCTATTTGGAGATGCTAAAGGAAATTATGCCAAAGCTATGAGGTTGGCAGGATACGCTGAATCTACTAAGCCTCATGTTATTGTACAGTCCTTGCGTTCTGAAATTATAGAACGTGCAGAACTTGCTATGGCAGTTAATGCACCTAAAGCTGTATTGTCTATGGTTGGAGTTATAGACGACCCCACTGCACTAGGCAACAGAGAGAGATTAGCAGCATCACAACAAATACTAGATAGAGTTGGGCTATCTAAAGTAGAGAAGTTAAATGTAACATCCGAAAAACCAATGGGATTATTTATACTCCCAGCAAAGGCGGCTGATGACAATAGCACAGAAGTTAAACCCGACTAATAGGTATTATAGAGTAAATGGCCCCCAAGTTCCGTGGGGGTACAAAAGAGAAAAGCACGACCCGCAACTTCTTGTTCCGATAGCAGAACAATTAGAGGCACTACACCAAGCACAAGAGTACCTAAAGTACTCGTCCTACAATGAGGTTGCTCGGTGGCTTACAGAGTATACTGGAAAGAAGATAACTGGTATGGGACTCTGGAAGAGAATGAAACAGGATAGGTCGGACAGAAGAAAGTATGTTGAACAAAAACGCAGTGCTGCCAAGGCTCAAGCAAAAGGTAACATCCAAACATACTCCGAAGACACACGAGGAGAAGGAGTTAGCCAAACTTAAAAAGGAGCAACGGTCTGCAAGATTAAAGCTGACACATGCCCAGAAGAAGGTGGCACGACTTGAGAAAAAGGCAGAACCCGAAGTAGATTTTGAACAAATTAACTATGGGGACGGTGTACCAGAAGTTAAAGAAGACGAAGAGAAAATACTTTTTGAGCCAAACGCTGGCCCACAGACAGATTTTCTAGCCTCCCCAGAAAGAGAAGTTTTGTATGGGGGAGCAGCAGGAGGGGGAAAAAGTTTTGCTCTAATAGTTGACCCATTAAGATATTGTGCGAATGCAAATTTTAATGCGTTGATACTAAGAAGAACAAATGATGAACTTAGGGAACTAATACACAAGAGTCAAGAGATTTATCCTAAAGCATTTCCCGGTGCTAAATGGATGGAGAAAAAGAGTCAATGGACGTTTCCATCTGGAGCTAGAATCTGGATGACGTATCTGGAGCAGGATAAAGATGTTTTACGTTATCAAGGTCAAGCGTTTACTTATATCGGGGTGGATGAACTTACTCAGTATGGTACGCCATATGCTTGGGACTATTTACGCTCTCGTTTGCGAACTGTTGACCCGCAGCTACCAGTTTTTATGCGGGCTACTACGAACCCCGGAGGTCCTGGTCATGGTTGGGTTAAGAAAATGTTTATTGACCCTTCTGTACCTAACACAGCGTTTGCAGCAACGGATATTACGACAGGTGAAGTACTTAGATACCCGTCTAGACACCCAAAAGCAGGGGAATCTCTTTTCAGAAGAAGATTTATCCCAGCGAGGTTAGTAGATAATCCGTATCTGTATGACCAAGGGGATTACGAGGCGATGCTTCTTTCATTGCCTGAAGTACAGAGGAGGCAGTTATTAGAGGGTTCATGGGATGTTGCTGAAGGAGCTGCATTTACGGAGTTTGATAGAAAATATCATGTTAAGGACCCATATAATATACCTAACTCATGGAGAAAGTTTAGGGCATGTGACTATGGTTATTCCTCTCATTCCGGGGTTCTTTGGTTTACTGTAGACCCAGTTGATGAAACTTTAATTGTGTATAGGGAGTTATACGTTAATAAAGTTTTGGCTGTTGACCTAGCAGATATGATATTAGAGGCTGAGGCAGATGATGGAAATATTTCTTATGGGGTGCTTGACAGTAGCCTTTGGCACAAACGTGGGGATACTGGTCCATCTCTGGCAGAGCAGATGGTACAACGAGGTTGCCGTTTTAGACCGTCAGACCGCAGCAAGGGTTCGAGAGTCTCAGGAAAGAATGAGATACATAGACGATTACAAATTGATGAAGAACGAGACAGAGCAGGAATAGAAATATTTAGTAGCTGTACTAGTTTAATTGCACAGTTACCAGTTATTCCTCTGGATAAGAATAATTCAGAAGATGTAGATACAAAGGCAGAAGACCACTTATATGACGCTTTAAGATATGGTATAATGTCTAGACCAGTTAGTAGGTCAATTTTTGATTATCCCACTGGGATGACCATGCCTTCTTGGCAGCCTGCTGACGCAACATTTGGGTATTAATAATGGCAGAAGAAGACAATATTGAAGGCTTAATGTTTGAACCAAAATCAGGTTCTGACGAGTTAGCTGAATACGTTTCTAATAAATTTACTGAAGTAGAAGAAGGAAGAAGAGACGAAGAAGAAAGGTGGTTAGATGCCTACAGACAATATAGAGGTCTTTATAGTCAGGATACTCAATTTACTGAAACTGAAAAATCTAAGATATTTATTAAAGTTACTAAAACAAAAGTTCTTGCAGCGTATGGGCAAATAACAGATGTTCTGTTTGCAGGACAGCGATTTCCTATTGGGGTAGAAACAACTAGAATACCTGAAGGCGTGGAAGAAGCAGTTAATTTTGACCCTAAAGAACCTGAAAATGCTTTAAATGAATTAAACAATGTATACGGATTTCCGGGAGATGGAAAGGATATACCTAAAGGTGCTACACAAGAAAGTTTACAACAATTAAATCTAGGTGCATATGAAGATGATTTAGCTGATATTACAGATAAACTAAAACAAGGACAAGGTTTAACGGCTACTGCGCAAACGTATTATCCTGCACAAAAAGCAGCTAAGAGAATGGAAAAGAAAATACTTGACCAACTAGAAGAATCAAGTGCATCTAAACATTTAC